TGCAGTTCTAATAGTTGAATCTCTTCTCGAAGTCTAGCTATTTCTGCTTGAAAGTTTTCATTTTCTGTATGCAGTTGTCTTATTGTAGATGACATCTCAATTACAATTTGTTTTGTAGCTTTTAGTTGGTTTTCAGTTTTGATGTGCAAACTTTCTCTTTCCTGCAGTTTAAATATATCTGCTCGGTATTGTTCAGTCAGTAATGTAATATCTAAAGGACCTCTGTCTTCTTTAGGATCTATCTTGCTTTCATTCTCATGAGTCATATCTTCTCCATGTTCTTTCAGTTTGTTATATGTACGTTTGTCTTTCATGCTATTGACAATATAGGATAGTTACCTTAAAAAGTCAACATGGGAGTTCCTAAAAGATTAACAGAAATGCAAAAACGATTCTGCCAATTCCTAGTATTTGGTGGACCTGACGGCCCGGTAAACAAGATGGAAGCAGCCGAGCTGGCTGGCTATTCTTTTAAGAGAGCACGGATAGAAGGAAGTGAGTTAACAAATCCAAGACTGTCGCCATTAGTAGTAAAATACAAAGATGAATTAGAGCAAGAAAGAGATTTAAAATTTGGCGTGACCTATGAGAATCATATTGCTGAGTTAGCAAGAATTAAAACTTTGGCTTTAAAAAAGAATTCCTTCTCTGCTGCCGTAAACGCTGAAACAAATCGTGGAAAGGCAGGAGGACTATACATAGACAGAAAAATAATAAAGCATGGGAAATTAGAAGATATGACAGAAGAACAATTAGAAATGAAAATGGCACAAATTGAAGAAGACTACGCAAGTCTTTTGACTGATGATGTTGTTGATGTAACACCTAAAAAAACTAAAGCTTTGTCACCTTCTTCACCCAAGGAACCGGAATCATCGTCCGATCGCCAAAAGTAATACCATCTTCATCTTTATCGTAAGACGCAAATAGTTTTAAAGAAGTTTTATCTTTTGAATACAACCAACCTTCATTGATAGGCTTTGCAAATTTCATTCTATCAAATTCTTTATCAGTAGCCCACCCCGAATCGCTAACACAATCAATCCATTCAACCCTAACTCTAGGATAAGGAATGTCTGGTCCGTCTACGGCTATTACTCTTTTTCTCTTCTTGGGCATATCTGCATATGTATCTAAAAAAAATCAGTTTTTCCAGTTTTTTGTATCGCGCGCGCATAGGCAAACTGAGATTATGCCATAAGTGACAAAATAATCTGTCACATGACACTTTTTTTTACAACATTTTGTCTACCCTAAAGTCATATATACCAACACTTCTAGACCAAAGTGACAGAATGACATTATTTCTAGAGTAGTTTTTATTTTTTTTTTTATTTTTTTTACCATACATATACACTGTCATATTGGTGTGGTATTTAGGCAACACAATATTGCCACAATGCTATAATATTGCCTTGTTAGCCACAATCTTGCCATAATGTAGCTCCATTACCGCCAACTTTTCTTCAGCATTTGACATCGCTTCTAGCAGTTTATCAACCTCTCCTGTTATGTCAGGGTGTTCTGGTATGATTAATTCTTGCTCGCTATAACATCTTATTTTGTATTTAGCGTCCTCTATCTCGGCCTCGTATCTCTTCTTTAGAACTATTCTAAGTTTTTCGTTCATGTTGTTTTCCTTTCTTTTTATTTAAGTGATTTATAAGACTATGTTTATATAAAATTAAATCATGTATAGACTCATCATCATCTTTAATTTCATTAACATCCAAAATTATTGGACAATCATCAAAACCTCCATTTTCATCAACAGAGTCATCAGGTAAATAACATGAGTATCTTTCTTCATCTTCGCCTAATATGACTAACTCAACAGGTGCATTCATATCGTAATTTAATAATTTATTTATTAGTGTTCTTACTTTCATTAAAATCCTCCGCTTTCATTGGTGTTGTTCTTTCTTTCTCATCATGTATCAATTCATTATACATGTTGATTCGTTTCAATGCCTTGTGCTTCCAGGCTCGAAGGTTTGCACCTTCTGTTTTGAATTCTTGATAATATAGGTCAGGCGTGCAGACCATGATAACTCCTTGTTCGATCTTACTGCCGTAGACGTAGTCGTGGGCCATGGCGTACATGGCAATCTGTAGGTAATAGTCTTCGATCCATTCTTCTTTTTTCGGACGATTACTTTGTTTGAAGTCAACAATAGTTTCTTTGCCATTGTGTAAGCAAACCAAATCTGTTGAGCCCGCATATAAACCCGGGTAGTGTAGCATGACTTCAGAGCCATAATACTCTTCCACTGGCGCAAGACCAATCTCGATAATTTTGTCGGCCATGGGACGCGCCTCCTGTCCGATGCTTGTAAGATCAACGCAGCCAGTTCCGAGGATATAATGCTCCAAGAATTTGTGCATACATGTCCCCCTATTACTACTATGGTTTTTGATTCGTTCGGCGTTTTCTTCTCCAACTTTGGCCTTCCAGTCTTTTAAAAATTGTTGATTTTTGGTTTTGCCTAATATCGTAGTCACACTGGGAAGTCTAGAATTATCTATGTCATAAACCCTGGTCCCTGATCCGGGGTCCGTGAGCTGTTTTCCTCGTATATAGCTGTATTTATTACTCTTTTTAATCATAATTTATTTTTTAATTCTTCAAGATATTCTTCCATCTCAATATTATCAGACTGCATGTCAGCCTGTTCTTTCTTCCTATCATATAATTTTTTACTATCGATCACTTGAGATTTAAACTTAGAAGTTCTAACCTCTTTCGCAACAGGATTCGTTTTAAAAATTTCATCAAAATTTTTTTTATATAATTTAGTCGGTACTCTACTTCTACCGTCCCAATTAAATTTTTTAGATTTCATAAGGACCTTTCTTAACTATTTTTTTACCACGATTCGTGGGTTTAAATTCCATTCTTTTACGCACAGATTCTTTTATAAATCCACCATACTCACGTCCAGATCTAGATTTACCGTAAGTAGGTACTTGTCCTAATCCAAACTGTGGTTTAGCTTTCATCTTTTTTAGTAACTTGGCTATCTTTTTGTCTTCGTCTGTTTCCATATTCCATCTTATCTTTTATAATTTGTTCAACAATATTATCTCGTTTATCAAAACTAATTAAACTTTTATAATAACGAATCCTTGTTTGATCCATTTTTATAATACCTTTCTTAGGTTTATTAAATAACCATTTCCATAATTTTTTAAACATTAAAATTTACTCCGGTAAATGTACTTTCATGTATTCTTTTATGTCAATAATGTTTTTAGACATTTCAACATCTGATTGTACGTCAACTTGTTTTTTCTTTTTTTCTTTTTTTATTTCATTTTTAAATGGTAAAACATCCATGACTTCTTTAGTATCTAAATTTACAAAAATTAATTGTACATCTAACTCTTGTTGTTTTTTAGTTGGTGTTCTATTTACTTTCCAACCATTTTTAGTTCTAAGTGATACTGCCTTTACATCAATAAGTATAACATCGCCTGTGCCATCTTCATCTATCAACACCATATCTACAGGTCCATGACCAGACAAATTTTTGTGTACAGAATATCCTAAATTAATAAAATATTCTGCCGCAATTAATTCTGCTCTATCGCCTTTTATGTGTTTTTCGTGTGCCATCAATTCAACCTAGATTTATCATAAGTTGAAGAATTATCAGCATCGATATAAGACTCAATAACTTCGGACTCATCCACATAAATTTCTCCTTCCGACTCACACGTCTGACATTGCACGATTACGTGTTCTCTTCCTTCTTCTAAAACAGCTTTAATAAATCCGTTGCCCTTGCAATCCGGACAAATCATTGCATGTACGTTATACTTTTTTAACTTTGCCATTTAACTTCTTCGCTTTCTCGTTTGCAATAGATTCTATTGTTTTGCTAATCGATAGTGTTGCATCGGGCAATAATACCTTCGACAACGCGATCAAAGTCTTGTATGTTTCATGTGTTAATGAAACGTTTCTATATTTAGTTATATCGGTCATTGTGACTTCCTTTCATTTATTTCTGATGATTATATAGGACGTAACGGAGATTTGTCAAGATGAAATTTATATTATTATTAACTATGTGCAGCTATGTAAGTGGAGCTTGTATGCCTACCTATGAATGGCCGGTTAAATTTGATAGTGGTTATGATTGTAGTATTGCAGGTTATGAAGAAGCTGCTAGAAAATTAAAAGAGATTGGTCCAGAGGAAGTTAACAAACATAGAATTTCTATTACGTTTAGTTGTGCAGGTATTCAAGAGACTTGACAACTACATTATATTTCAAGTATAATATTAAACTCACCACAATAACCTATCACTCTATCCCTCTTGTGATAGGTTTTATTTTTTCATTTTAGTTTGGGTAATGCGGCCATTGTCATCTTGCCACAACTCAAAGATGTTTCCTTTACCATCTATGTAGTACCCGTGTAATGTTTTTTTCTTTTTCATAATTCATTCGGCCCCTACGCTTTCCGTGCACGTACTAACGTAGAAGGCGCCGCTTTCGTTGCTACCCTTTCAGGTCATCGCGAACGTACAGAGGAACGCAATACTGCAGAACTTGGACGCCTACTAACGGTCTTATAATTCTTTACAAATACACCCATAAAAATCCCCGCTACCATCATTCATCACATGAGCGTTGATAGGATAATCTGAGTATGTTGTTAACTTTAATCTAAGTATATCACAAAGATCAAAGCAACTTATTCCTTTTACCAATAAAGACATATGTTCCATCATCTGCTTTGTGACAGGAACTAATTGATATATTCCGTCGTTTAAAATAATCAGATCCATCGTTCCACTCCTTTATATATTTATACCAGAGATCTTTGTATTTAGGATCTTTGGTTTTGTTCCAAAGATTTGCAACATCATCAATCTTCTTTAAAGTTAGTTCTTGTGCCATGTGTTATTATCTTTTTAAGCCCTGGAGCATGTAAGTTTAACGTTGCATACTTAGCCCAAGCTTTTTTAATTAAATTAAGTTCAATTAATAAGTTAGACCATTGCTTATGGGTTATGTTTTTACTTGTTATAGTTAGTTTTTTTTCTTTCATGCTGTATATATAGGTTATTATAGGATAGTTGTCAACCCCTAACGTCCTTGTCCGCGGTATTTTTTATGCATACGCCGCTTACTTTTGTTCATTTTACACAAGCTAGGGTTGCGTCCAATCGAAGTTTTGTGAAATACTGGTTCGTGAGAGATTTTTGCGTAAAGACCTTTAGCTTTTTTCATTCAGTCCACTCTTTAACAAATGGAACACCACCATCATCTCTTGAAATCATGACAGGTAAATAACTTATCTTACCATTTATATGTTGCTGTAAGTCTGCACCACAATTCATACATCTAAATAACTCAGGAGTTAAACCAACTAACATTGTTAATTGTCTACACGTAGGACATTGACCATTAACAACTTCAGCTTCAACTTTCATTATTCAAGTATTATCTTTTTAATGGCTATGGAGCCGTCAATATTTGTTTCTAACTCTGCCTTAGTCTTAATGCATTTGTAGGTAACGTTTGGAGTATATTGTCTCTCCGCATGACGCTTACCGCGTAAGCATTGAGCCATGCCTTCTAATTGTATTCTGTGTTCCTTGATTTCTGCTCCTACAAACATAAGTAGGGCCACTACAACCTCTGTCAATGTGTGCCTCCATTTCCGTTTTTATAATGCATTTCTCTGTTTTGATCTTTAAGTTTTTCTATATCTTCTAAAACTTTATCCATTTGTTTTCTTAAAAATTGTATGTTGACTTTGTTTAAAGCCATTGATTCTATATGTGTGTTCAACTTATCCGTGGTCTTATAAAGATCCTCGATCATCATGAACTGCTCAGAATCGGCGGGCAATGAACCTAGTTGTCCACGTGGCCATTTGATTCTAAAATCTGTATTCTCTACTAAATCTTTTTGCATTAACTCTACTGTAGTTTGAATTTTGTTTTGCGTTTCAATAATGCCAAAATAAGCCCAGGTGCCTATCGCGACCATACAGATCAACGAGGCTACCGTTTTCATTGGCATTTGCACAGCGGCTTCTTCTGAAATTTTAAGTGCCATTAGTTATAATTATATCCTGGA